AGGACAAGAGTGGAAAGAACTATTATTACTTTTATTAGGAGCATTTATTGGTTCTTATGGTAAAATTATCGATTACTGGTTTAGCGATACCGATAAAGATAAAATGCTAGTCCAGAAAATGGATGAGGAGGATGGCACATCTCTTTCAAACACGGCAGATATGCCAAGTAACCCAATCGTTCCAATGTCAATAGAACCATTAGTTTTACCGACAAGTGAAGAAGTTGGACAACCTGTCCAAGTAAATGACCAAGTTGAGAAAAAGGGTGTTGAAATCGATGAAGATGGAGATGGTGTTATGGACGGATTAGACTTCGACAATGATGGTGTTATTGATGAATATTTTCCACATAGAAATTGTCAGCATGTTTGGGGTGACTCAGATGGTGATGGTGACGAAGAATGTTTGGTTTGTGGACTAATTAAACCAATTGAAGAATAATATGAAAAAAATAATATTGATTTTAGCGAGTATGATAAGTTTCGTGGCGTACTCTCAAGTTGGAACCATTAAGACAGAACAATACCGAGCATCTTTTGAAAAGAATGCGTCAATGGACACACTACCTGAATATAACGGAAAACCGATACCAATTCAATTGTTAAACATTGGGGTAACTCCTGAATTATATGAGTCATATCCCGAGTTAAAAGATAAAAGGGTTGGGTTAGGTTTGACAAACATCGTAGTCGAATATTTGGAATTTACCGACAGATTTATTTTTACTGAAGACAAAACGGAAATTAAGAACAGAATGGTGAAACAATTTCAAGCATCTCAAGCAGGAATCTCACAGGACACATTAAATGGTAGAGGTAAGATTAGATTGGCTCACTACTTTGTTTATGTTGAGGTTTATGATTTTAGTGTTAGTGAAGATGAAACCATAAAACTTAAAGGAAGTGTCAAGAATACCTTGACAACTCGGTTAGGACTCCAAGTTAAATTTGTTAATGCTGAAACCGGAGCTTATTTCACCGCATCAGGATTAGGGGAAGCGTCAACAACAAGAGAAATGACTTTATTAAATGACGATAATTTGACTGATGTAAAATTCAATCAATCAACAATTGGTATAACAACCAAAAAGTCATTGGAAAGTGCATGTTCTAAAATCGTGACAAGGATGATTAAAAAACAAATCTTTACTCATTAAAAATGTTAAAAATATTACCAATCTTATTGATACTTTTATTTACAAATATCACCGCGATTGGTCAAACATTTACCTACACTTTTGTAGACCCTTGTACTAAAGAAATTACACAATTCAACCTTCCAATACAAAGTGGAAATGGTTCATTAGTGTCATTTTTAGGTCAACAAAAATATTTCACCGCTGATGATGTTATTAGTGGTGTTTTTGCCACTTGGATTAACCAAGTCTATACCGAATATAGGAGATTAACACCATGTTCGATTCAAACCACAACAATAATTAGAAACCAAATAACCTCCCAAATAATTGGGAACACAATTCAAAGTGTGGTAGGAAGTATTATGGGACAAGTTAACGCGGAATCAGGAATGTTAGTGAATACGGATTTGAGTTCAAATTCGGATGAAAAAACATCGAAAAATGAAAAAAATGAGAAAAAAAGTAATTCACAACCACCACCAACAATTTCTACATCCGGCGTCCCATTTCCGTCAACATTTAACTCAAGTGTCTTTTCTTCGAATAATACTCCATCACCCACAAGTACAACACAAGGTGGAGGAAATTCAACAACAAGCACAACAAAAGTCGGAGGAAATTCAACAACAAGCACAACAAAAGTCGGAGGAAATTCAACAACAAGTACAACAAAAGTCGGAGGAAATTCAACAACAAGTACAACAAAAGTCGGAGGAAATTCAACAACAAGTACAACAAAAAGCGGAGGAAATTCAACAACAAGTACAACAAAAAGCGGTGGTCAAGCAGGTGGTCAAGGTAGTGGAAATAATACGACAAAAACTGAAGGGAATGGTGGACCAAGTGTAAAGAATAACTCAACCACTACAGAGACAACCAATACATCAACAACTTCAAATTCAACTAATACTCAAGAAACAACCAAGAGTGAAGGTGGTCAAACAGGTGGTCAAACAGGTAGTGAAACAGGTGGTCAAGGTAGTGAAGTTGCTGTGACAACAACAATGACAACTGATGCGAACAATGATAAAGGTTCAGGAGGTAGTAAAGGAGGTGGTAAAAGTAATAGTAGGTCTAATCCAATCATAGTTTCATCTGATTTAACAAGTGCCCAAAATATGGACAGAAGTTTTACACCAATCATTAATGTTGGAATGTCACAATCATCGATGACTGGAACCTCAAGTTGGGGATTAAACTCGATGATTTGGTTAAATTTCAAACAATTCGCATTAACAGGGAGATACACCAAAATGCACTTTAGTAAGAACAAAAAATTGAAATTAATTCATAATTTGAATTTAACTGGAGTTTATTCATATGGTAATCTTATGAGTTTTTTAGGTTATAGTATGATTCTAAATGCGGGAAAATATGGAATTACGGGTTTTAATGTTAGCGGTTCTATTACTAAAAGCCCTGAAGATGTGAATTTATATTTAAGTCCTGCGATGACAGCATTTTACACTAAACCATTTAAAGTCGGGAAAAGAATGATACTCTCACCTGAATTGTATGTAATATCCACACCATTGATGTATTCCTCTGTTGATAAAGTCAGTGTTTCGGACAGAACATTCAGTGCCTTTATAGGGACAAGTGTTGATTACCAATTTTCAAAAAGATTTAAAGTCAATATGAATTATAAACTAAACACGAGCACCAATCCCGACTTTCCGGTTCTTTCGTTTTTCCTAATTGGTTCAAAAATTAATTTATGATGAAATATTTGTTATTCATTTTATTATCGATAAGTAGTTTCGCCCACTCTCAAACTTCATTATGCGCTAGTTACCCAACAACATTTTGTTGTGAGTATGTTTCCAGTGTTACGATAAATGGACAAACTTATGCGGGTAGTAATGGATTTACCGCAGCATCCGGAGGTAATCCGGCAGGTTATTTTAATTATACCAATGGAACCTCAGTTCCAACCATTACCGCAGGCCAAACCATATCCATTTCATATACCGCAGTTACAAATGGTAATTACATGGAATATTTCAAATTATGGATTGATTTCAATGGTAATGGAGTTTTAACAGATGCCGGGGAATTAGTTCATAGTACCAACACTTCTTGGTCAGGAACCAAAACAATAACCTCAACATTTGTTGTTCCAACGACAGTCTTTAACGGACCCGTTTTTATGAGATTTATTATGCAATATTCCGGTTCTCCTGTAATATGTGGAACTTATCCCTATGGCAATACTTTTGATTTTAAGACCACAATTGCTGGAGCCCAACCAAATCCAAACTTACCTCCAACCGAAACAATAAGTGGAAATCTTTCCATACCATCAGGGTTGGTTAATCGACCAAAATTAAAATTATTCAAAATTAATGGTGCGACCACCACATTAATTGATAGTAGTAATGTTGATATAAGTGGAAATTACTCATTGAAACCAAACGAATATAACATGACTTATCGTGTGGTCCCGTCATTCTCAACAACATTAACCAACAACGATTTATCTTTATTATTGAACGAAGCGAGAAATGTTAGCGTTCCTCTAGTATTAAATCCGGGATTGGTATTGAATACCGGACCGAAGATGAGAGCTGGTGATATTAACAAAAATGGAAGAGTTTATATTGATGATGGATATCTACTTGCAAGAAGTTTAACGGGGGCGAATCCACTAACCGAAGTGTTATGGTTCACATCGTCAACCTATTCAACCATAACATTGAATAATTTTAATACTATAAATTCATCATCTTTTTTTGATGTTAATTTTACAACATCACCAATTGTGTTAAATTTAAGGTATATTGTATTAGGTGATGTTGACTTATCATCTTCTTCCCAATAAAGATACATGTTAGTATATTTATAAGTAAAATAAAATGTGATGAATTTACGCAAACTAATTAGAGAAACATTAGAAGAACAATTAAATAGAACTTTAGTATTAACTGAAAATGTTAAAGTTTCAGATGCTCTACAATATCATATAGACAATGGTCTAACATTAACTGATAATGTTTTTAGAGTTTACTCTGAAAGTTATTTTGATTTAGTTAATGAGGTGAGAAAATTATATACCGAAGGAAGTATAAAATTAAATGAAGAAGATACTATGATGATAGAATCCGATTTAGGTAAGAAAGTGAAAATAGGTAAGGAATACATATACTTGGACGCACCATTTATTTATGAGGTCGAGACTGAAGAAGATATTTTATCTGAAGCCAAACATCGTGGAAAGAATGTTAAATTAAACAAACCATTCAGAACACCTGGTGGACCTAAAAAGTTTGCGGTTTATGTAAAATCACCGGGTGGTGGAATTAAAAAAGTTACTTTTGGTGACCCTGGATTAAGAGTTAAAAATGCCAATAAAAAAGCTGCTAAGTCTTTTAGAGCTCGTCATAAATGTGACCAAAAGAAAGATAGAACAACGGCAGGATACTGGAGTTGTTCGGTTGGTCGTTACGCTAAACAATTAGGACTATCGTCTTCAAACTCTTGGTAATGGAAAAAGAAATTGAAAAATACAAAAAAGTATTACAATATTATTTGGATTCAGTGCTAAACCCTAAGATTGAAAATTTTGGAAGTAATCCTGAAGAACCGACTAAAGTTAGTATTCATAGAGTGCATTATAGTGAAAATTACCCTCATAGATTAGCATTTTTTTTAGATATAGACCCAAAATTACTTAGCGACAAAAAAATGAAATCTATCACCGATGACTTAAAAGGTTTTTATCGTATGTTAGGTGAGGAAAAAAAGATACACATTTATTGGAATAAAAGAGGATTATTTTAATATGGGATTCCCATTTGAACAAGTAGAATTAGGTAATAAAAAAATCAGAACATTTAGTCCCGATGTTGATGATTATGAATTAAAATGGCACCAAGACCTTAACGACCGAAAAGTTACAATTCTTGAGGGTGGTGGATGGCAATTTCAAATGGAAAATGAATTACCCATAAAATTGGACGATACCAAACAAATCTTTATTCCAAAACTTGCTTGGCATCGTGTGTTAAAGGGTGGTAGTAATTTAGTTGTTGAGATTGAAGAATTTGATTAACCTCGATTCGTCGGGACCTCATCATTTGAGGTTTCATGTGGTCTAAACGGAATAATTCGAGCTCTTTGAGGGACAAAGCTAAGTTCACCAGGTTCTCCAACATATTCATTAATCTCCTCAGTGTATTCCTCAATTCCAATTCTTGTCAACATAGGTTCAGGTACTCTAAACTCTTTCTCAAACGAGTTTCGCTGTATCCATAGTAATTGATTATTCGCATCGTCTTCAGATAATAAGTCCCAGTTAGTTTTTTTCACATTAATGAACTCATTCTTAATGACTTCCATAACTTCATTAGGTAACCCACTTTCAATTGAATCAATTCTGGCATCGGACATGTCCCAAAAAGATGTTTCGCGATTTTCGTGAGTGGAAAGGGATTTATATGCCGCAACCTTATCGCCTGTTTTCTTATTTAAACAATAAATTAAAATACCATTTCTTGAGTATTTC